GCGTAGATCGAGTTGTGCCAGAAGAATATTCTTTAATAAATGATGGATGTTTAAAATCTAAATAATCATAAGTGTCAGAGCTTATAATGGCTAAACTCATGGGTATATAAAAATCAGAGGGTGTAGCTAAAAACCTATTACCAGTGGTAAGTGTACCCTGGACATTTTTTCTTTGTTCTGGCAACTGCACAAAAGAAAAAATACGATCTTCTGCTTCTTTGATAATTGTAGGTAATTGAGTTGTGAAGGTAGTTTCTGATACCTCTAAGTAATCTTGTATTGCTGTTTTTAATGTGCCGTATGTAAAACTCATGTTGTTACCGTGACCTCACCAACACTTGTAGTGACAGCAAAAGAATCTAGTACGCTGCCTAATTTACCATCTCCTACGTTTGTATAAACTAAAAATTTTGTATTGTCGTCCGCTTTATCTGGTCTTGCATCTCTAAGAGCTTGAGGATCTTGTGAGGAGTGTCTAGGCATAAGCTGTGGATGCTTGGCACTCCATTGATCTGGCCCAACCAATAAACCATCCCAGGTTTTTCTCATGTCTTTTAACTTGTAACGAAAACCTGTTATGTCACAGATTCCGTATGCGTATTTTCCAGATGCAAAAGCCATTATGCGTTATTGTAACTCCTTAAACTAGGTGAAATTCTAAATGATGCTCTATCTTCATCTTGGGACAAAGCTCTATTAAATTCATCTTCGTATAGTGCTTTTAACATTTGTGTTCTTTCTGGAGCTCTTTTTAACGATAAATAATAAGCAAGACCAGCAGCCAGACAAGGGTAAAACCTAAAAGGTAGGTCAAGCGTGTTTGCTCCAGCATCTGCATCGTCCATTCTTGTAAGAACATTCATATGTATGGTGTATGTGCTTGACTTGTCTGGCGTAGGCCAAACTGAAATAGTTGGTGTTAGTTGTTTGTTTACAAAAAATTGATTAGGTTTACCCGTGCTAGATTTAGTCGTTATATTAGAATACTCAGCTCTGCTTAATCTTGTCATAGGAATGTCTGTAGCCTCAGAGCCTACTGTTTCTCTAATAAAAACATCTAATACGTCAATTGGTGCTGTAGCGTCGGAGCTATCAATGTTGTATGTTTTAGTGTCTTTTACTAGCGTTACTGTTTTTTCTTTAATAGACCACTGATTAAGTCCTCTATTTGCCCATTCAGCTAACATTAAATTTAAACTTCTAGTGGCACTTTTAAGATCGTAACCTGTTCTTAACTCTAACCCGCAGCGTTCAAAAGCCTCCTCAACGTATTCTGCTACGTCAAGTTCAAAGTCTTTACTACCAGATGTTGCCATAACTATTCCTTTTCACTATCTTCTTGTTCAGCATACAAATTGTCAAATGTTATTTTTGCGTCTGTATAACTTTTATGCTGTTCAGCGGAGTGAACCCACTGTGAAGGTGAAAAATCTGGTGGACCTTCACCTGTTCTCCACAACGCGGGATTTGTTGCTCTAACCCTGTTATTAGGTAAAGCCACAAAATTACCAGTCCAAGGACCAGCTTCTGTCAAGTATAGCACATGAGATTGTTTGTGTTGAGCGGGGTCGTCTGCAATAGAATGATCTGTATAATCTACCGTAAACATATATTTGCCCAGATGAAAGTCGCCACCTATTTTGCAATACCAAGGACTAGAGCTTACTCTATCTAAACTCACTACACTATGATGATGGCTTAAACAGTCCCAGGGTTGTGCTAGATGATCTTCCATTGGTACCGGCCAATCTGGTAAAGGCACGTCTGCAACTAGAGCTTGTATTGGCATCCTAGCCCACATAGCACCGCCATGCACATTTTCATCCGGATAGCCTTCAAAGTCAGTTTCACAACCAGTAAAAACCACTTGAAAAGATAAAGATCTGTCTGGAATTGTGTTTACGGCAAAAGCTAAAGCGTGCAAATACTCACCATGACCATCTTGATGGTTCATTGTAAATTCTTTTCGCACCCAGCATTTAAACTGAGGTATATTTGATATTAAATACGCCACTTAATTTAATATTTTTTTTTATTTTGGTAATGAGCCTCTACCGAAACCTGTCCCAACTAATATTCTTTTCTTTGGTTTTGCTCTTTCTGCTTTTTTAGATTTTGTTTTGCCCGCGCCAAAGCCAGCAACTGAACCTCCTAAAGCACTGAGAACAGAATTAGGCATTTTTGACATATTCATGCCAACCTTCTCTATAGCCACACTCATGGCATCTCTTGTAGCCTCACCTACCATAGCCTTTTTCTCGCGTTTACTTAAACCGCCACCATTTGCCATATATTTAGATTTCTTCATGCCACCACCAGCAGCCATGTACTTAGACTTCTTCATGCCACCACCAGCAGCCATGTACTTAGATTTTTTCATACCGCCACCGCCTGCCATGTATTTAGATTTTTTTTTCATAATTAGCTCCTGCCATATAAACCCATATTAGGTTTTCTTGATCTTATCATACCACCATTTTTTGCAAAAGTTTTAACATTTGTTGGTTTTCCACCAATACCCTGTTTTTTTGCTCTTTTTCTGGTAACCGCAGATCGTATTTGTGATTTAGACATTTGCTTTGCTTTAGACCTGGGGACACACTTGGGATATTTACGTTTAGACCCTTTAGCTTTTGGTCTACCACATTTTTGAAACTTGCCATCTTTTTTAGGTGCGCCTATATCAACCCAATCGCCCTTGGGCCCTTTACCAAACCACTCTTTTAAAGACATTATTTTTTCCTTGCTTTTCTTATAGCCTCTTTGCCCCTTTTAAAAACACCAGCTATACCAGTTTTGCCCATAACTTTTGCTCTTTGCTCGCCCACAGTCAAGATTTGTATTTTTCTTGCAAATGGTTTGTTTATACGTTTGACCTTATTTACGGTAGCGTTTGCATCTTTCATAGTAGCAAACTTAATACTTACGGTATCTTTAGGGTTTTCATCTGTGTATAAGCGTCTACCAGATCCTTTAGGTTTCTTTCCTGTTCCTTTTTTTGGATCTCTTTTTTTTTGCATGCTTACAACTAACTTCGAGGGACTCTAGTTTTTTTACGTTTGGAGTCCATCATAGCACCACAACCCCTGCCTTGAACCATCATAACTTCACCGCCGTTACGCATAAAACCCATTTTGTTTCTTACTTTTTTTGGTAACTTTGGTAGTCCTTTGTTATCAGCTGGTATTGGTTTAAGGTTTTTGTTGTTTATTTCCCCACCAATCGCTTTTTTTGCGCCTTTGTATTTACCGCCACGTTTTTTGTAAGTTCTAACTAACCACGCATTTGCGTATGCACTAGGGTAGACATCAAACTTTCTTTTCGCCTCAGATTTTACTTTTGCGTATAAACCAGGGTTAGCAACATTTTTAGGTGCTCCACCCTTTTTTAATTTGATAGCTTCAAGCGTTTTAGCTTGACCTGCATGAGTTTTGCTTGCTTTTTTTAAGCCTTTAATTACTTTTTTTATTTTTGCTTTAGACATTTAACACTTCCATCTTCTTCTTGCTTGCCTAATTCTAGAATTAGGATCGTTTCTCGTTTTGGCTGAACTTTTTTTTAGTTGACCTAATGATCTTGCACAAAACGACTTTCGTCTTTTAGCAGCTTTGCTGCCTTTCTTAACCTTGCCTGTTACAGCTCCTTTTAGTTTAGAACCAGGATTAGCTTTACGATAGGCTGCTATACCTTTTCGTGTCATCCCAGCTCCCTGTTTGGTAGGGCGATAATTACCGCCCTTCCCAACAGTACGTCTGACTTGTTTTGCCTTACGTTTTTTTGCAGCCATTAACTATAGTTCTTTGTAAGAACCAAGATAATCGAATATGCGTCCCCATTACTGTGTCCTACAGTAGTGAAGTCTATATCACCCGTCACACCAGAACCTGCATTGTTCGGAATACCTGTGAATAAATCGTAGTATTCGTCACCTGTGCTATCTGCTGGTAAAGGTATTGCTAATACATTGGTAGTGGCGTCAAACTCAATGTCAACGCCCATACCTCTACAGGCCCAATATATTCTTGATATAGATACAGAACTACAAGATCTTCCTCTACTGTCTTTGCTCAAACCAGAGACATCAACTTTTTTTACTGAGGATTCTCCTGTGCCATCGCTTTCGTTAGTGAATTTTACTATTGCTAGTTTTTCACCATCTTGGATAGTTTGACTTGTTACTGTATCAGCCATGGTTTACTCCTTACAGCTCTGCGTTAGCTGTACGTTCTTTATGAGCGCCAACGTAATCAACACTCAAGGTTTTTGCAGCAGCAGCGCCATTTTGAATACCGAAAGAAACTGTTAGTTCTTCGTCATCTGGAGCATTTGTGTTAACCACCGTACCAGCTAGAACATTATCTTGATAGACATGAAACTTTTGATCTTTAGGATCGTAAACAAAACCTAAAGACATAAAAGTGTCATCTGCTAAAGAGTTTGGCAAAGTCAATGTAGACTGCGTGCTGTCTTTCTCAACGATAAAGCTGATTGTTGCAGCTCCATCTGATTTTAAAAAGAAGATACCATCTGTTACATCTAAAGGTGATGTATCAGTAAGCTGTAAACCAGCAACAATGTCAGACTGTGTTGCATCATTAGATTTGAATCTAATGTGAAACGCTAACTGTTTGCCGCTTTCATATTTAAAGCCTTCTTTTACCAACTGAAAAAAGTCATGGTCATTATCTCCAGCAGCGTTTGTTACTAACAAAATGCCACCATCGCCATCGGCTAATGCCTCTGTTGCAGACCCCGTACCGTCTTCGGTTGTAGTTATCGTCCAATCGGACGCTAGGTAAGTATCGAAATCATTAAAGTATGAATGATACTTATGTGGTGCAGGTGCTTTTAATTTACCTAATGAACCATCCGAAGATACATTAGTGACACCCGAAGTAAAATGTGTAGTCATAATCAGCCTCCTATAAAATTAGCCATTGCTTACACCATGCAAGCAACAATCATTTCTACAGTTCTGATAATACTATTTGGTCGTATTTCTTGCAACTAAACAAGCCTTACCCATTTTATAAAAGACATCATTAAGTTGTTCTATTGCACCATTTGCACCATTTACACGTCTGTATAAAATGCCTATGCCGCCTGCCTCTTCCCAAGCTCTGATATTAGATTTTCTGTCGTCAATGAGAATGTGATTAGATCTGGCAAATGCTGCTTTATCCTCACCCTTAATAGTTGCAGTTACAATAACTTCTGGATCTACATGTTTTCTAATCCAATAGATCTTATCATTAGCTACTTTTGTTCTGTTTAGAGAACCCGAAGCTGTTAGAATCTCCCAATCTATGCCAGACTTTTTGATATATTTTAGGAGATCCGACATGCCTGGCATAGTTGGTAGATCTCTAAATAATCCCTTATTACTTAATTCAATTTTTCTATCGTCATAGGTCTGCTCGCTGACCAAGGGACCATTTAAGTATTTAGGTCCCTCTACTCCCCTTACAAAGTCAGCGAGCACCCCGTCCATGTCAACAAATATTTTGGTTATCGGTGTCATTAGTGTCCCCAACCATAAGCAGTTTGATATTTAGGTTTTCCGTCCCAAAGGCTAGCATTTTGGAAAGAAGAAATAGAAACACCATAAGGTCCAACTTTCTTTCTCATTTCTTTACCAATAAAAGCGTTTTTTACAGGCTTCACTAAATCCTCACTTGCATACTTAGTATCTAAGTATTCTTTACCAATTCCTTGTATAGTAATCATACTTTTAGTTTTCTTCACTATTTGGTAAAAGTCGATGTTGGTTTGGTCATAACCCCAAGAGCTATAAAGTATTTTTCCCACTTCGTACTTGTCTTGGTTTTCAGCAGCCATGGCTTTTTTCTTTTCAGCATATTTCTTTTTGCTTTCGTAGCTGGCCGCTATATCCTCAAAGTATTCTTTGACATACTCGTCTCTTCTCTCTGCTGTTTTGAAACCATAGTATTTGTCATACTTTGATCTTTTGCCAGCAAAAACCATTGCTGTATATTTTGTGCCGTCATTGTAATCATTGATGTAAGCAACTGCATCTGTATTAGAATCTTCAATCTTTGTTGCTCCTTTCGGTATATAAAAATCTCTAGTTAAAGACATATTTGCTCCTTTTGGTTTTTAATTAAATATCTCACATAGTTAATATACTAAATATTGCAACTTTGTGCAACTATTTACATACATTATTTTTAATTAATTCAGACCAAAAAAAAGGGCCCGTAATGGGCCCTTTGTAATACTGAGTAATAAAGTGTATTACAACTTCAAATTATGCACCTTGAGATCCATAGATACCTCTCCAGTCGG